AATTAATTTAGGAGAGAAAGCTAATGAAAGCGTATTACTAGGAGACTATACGTTAACCCGTCTAAGTAGCGTATTAACTCAACTTATAGCACTCTCTACTGGACTGAGCAGTATAGGTATACCTCAAGTAACAGCCCCAGCCCAAGAGTTGATTAGAACTTCTACTGAGTTTATAGCTAATATAGCGAAAATGAAATCTAACAAAGTAAAAGTTTCAAAATGAGTCTCTTTGATCTACAAACTTGTGAAACACGCACCTGGTTAGATGTACTAGGTGAAGAGTTGTTGATTGCAGTTGCTGATGCAAAAGGTGCTGTGTGTGGTGAAGGTACTCAATTATTTGAAAAAATAGGTTTAAATATAGTTCCTTGTGATTTCTTTAACGACGAAGTTTATAAACTAATTCAGTCCGGAGATCAGATAGCAGTTACAAATTTAATACTACTTTCCGCAGGACTTCCGCCATACACTCCAAAACTACTTAAAGATGGTTATTCAAGTCTAGATGAGGAGGAAAAAAAAGAAGTAGATGATTGGGCAGTAAGAACCGGTACTCTAGCAGGAGTAACCGTCCAACAACAAGCTATTACAGCTATTAATGAACGAATAAGTCCACCTAGTACTGAAACATTAAAAACCCTAATCACCAGACTAAATGCCGTAAATAGACTTATAGGAAAAGTTTTAGATAAAAGTAACAAAGTAGCATCAGGAGTCGAAAAAACTGCCCTAACCGTAAATACAATCGACGCAGCAATTACAGCTGTAGACCTACTAGTACCGGTAGCAGATGCAGCACTAGCGTCATCCGCCGCTACTCCAACTGGAATAGCAGCAACATTTGCTCGATTAATACAGAAGCTAGAGAAGTATGCAGATAAGTATAGAGCAGACGTACGAGGACCTAGTAACAGATACGGCGAAAAAGGACTTGTAGACATGGTCTGTAGGATAAGTAAAGTAGTGGTATTTGCTCAAGTTACTCTAGGGGGCTTACAAGCATTTGTACAGGTGATTACTTCAATATTAGAAGGTCTTGTACAAGAACAGATTGCATTAGAAGCTACTACACCTGTAGAAATTAACAATACAATACTTCAAGCATCACAAGGATTTGTATTAGATAGCAGTAACAATACATACAAAGGGTACCGTATTGAAATCAAAACAGATCCTGACTCTCCAGCAGTAGCACCCCGTCGTTACGCTGTTGCTATTGATAGATACGGAGTAGTTGTATTAGAAGGGAGACCATCTTTTAGCTCTTCCACAGAAGTATTAGTAGACGAAATAAAATACCAGATAGACAGATTAGGTAGGTAAACTATTTATTATTATGAAAGCTAGTGAATTTAAAAAATTAATTAAGGAAGCAGTACGAGAAGTTATTAGAGAGGAGCTTATGGAAGTAGTTCAACAACCTACTGTACAGGAAAGCACTCCACCTCCACCACCTCCTATAAAGAGGACTGGAAACACTATCGCAGACATGCTTGCCGAAACAGCCGCCTCAATGACAAATACTGACTATCAGAACGTTATTGGAGCAGATAGCTCTATGGCGCAAAACTTTAACAGAAATACATTCCTACCTAGGCAAAGTTTTAAACCTGCCTCAGATGAACCAACCGTCATCGCACAGACTGTAGCATCAGCACCGAAAGTAGGTTTAGATTTATCTCAATTAGGTTTCATAAATAAAGCTGCTGCTATTGTAAACGCAGCAGATAAGAAACAGAAAGAAAAGCATGGCGTATAATCCCCGTAGAGTTGATCCTTTAGACCTACAGCCAAGAAAAGCTATAGGAGTAGCCTTACCTTTCTCAGGTAGGGCTGTCTTTAATTCAACCTACCAGACTAAAGATGCTATAAGAAATAACCTAATTAACTACTTTTTAACAGGTAAGAATGAAAGAGTGTTTAATTTAAATTTTGGATCTGGGCTACGTAATTTGCTTTTTGAAAATATTACTCAAGACAGAGTAGCAGAGATTGACAAGTTGATTAGAGATGGGCTTAACTTATATTTCCCAAGAGTACAGGTTAACGACTTGACACTAGAAAGTCGCCCCGAAGAAGCTTTAGTTACATTCCAGTTAAAGTATTCTGTATTGGAAACAGGTATAGAAGATGAAGTAGTAATTAACTTTGAAGCATAATGGCAGAAGAAAGAGACATAAAATACGTCAATAAGACCTTTAGCGACTTTCGTCAACAGTTAGTTGATTACGCTAAGAACTACTTCCCTGATACCTATAACGACTTCTCACCAACATCACCAGGTATGATGTTTATGGAGATGGCAGCTTATGTAGGAGATGTACTGGCATTTTACCAAGACATACAGGTACAAGAAACCCTACTCCAGTATGCCCAAGAACCAGGTAACTTATATAGTTTAGCTTACATGATGGGCTACCGTCCAAAAGTGACAAGCGCTGCAACTGTAGATATAGATGTATACCAAAGAGTAAGCAGTGACGGTAGTAATAATCCAAACTGGGATCAAGCTTTAATTATACCTGAAAATGTTGAGCTAGAATCTACAACAGGTACACCTGTAAGATTTTTTATAGATAAAAAAATTAACTTTGGATTTTCAAGCTCATACGATCCTACAGAAGTTACAGTATGGTCTTCAACAGGTAATACGGTCAATGAATTCTTACTACGTAAGAGAGTAAAAGCCTTCTCAGGAGAAGTAAAAGAGAGATTAGTTACAGTAAGTACACCTGAGAGATTTAAAACTATACTATTAGAAGATTCTAATATTGTAGATATACTATCCGTAACAGATTCAGACGGTAACTCCTGGTACGAAGTACCGTACTTAGCTCAAGATACAATTTTTGAAGAAACCGCTAATACTCAATCGGATAAAAGCCAAGTACCTAATTTACTAACTCTGAGAAAAGTACCCCGTAGGTTTGTAACCAGACACACAACAACCGGTAAACTACAAATTCAATTTGGCGCCGGTACAAGTAACCAGGATGATAATGTAATTACCCCGGACCCGACAAACGTAGGTATAGGAGTAGATACACGTAGAATATCTAAAATAGATGTTGCTTACGATCCCTCTAACTTTATGTATACAGGTACTTACGGGTTAGCCCCAGCTAATACAACTCTAACAATTAAGTATATTGTAGGAGGAGGCGTAGCTGCTAACGTACCTGCAGGCACTATTACGAACGTAGCCAGTCAAGGTACACCGGCCAGCCAAGGCGGCGATGATTCTAAGTCTGGAACAATAGCATACACTAATCCTTCTGCAGCGACAGGAGGTAAAGACGGAGATACCGTAGAGGAAATACGCCAAAACTCTCTAAGGTCTTATAGCGAGCAGTTAAGAGCTGTAACGAAAGAAGATTACGCAGTTCGTGCATTATCAATGCCATCTCAATTTGGCTCAATTGCAAAAGTGCACGTAGTACAGGATCAAATTACAAGTAATGCATCTACTACTGATCCTATTATAGACAGCAATCCTTTATCTCTTTCTATGTACATACTTGCGTATAACAATAACAGAAATGTTATAACAGCAAGCGAGAACTTAAAAGAGAATTTACGTCAATACATCTCTCAATATAAACTTATTACTGATGCAATCAACATTAAAGACGCGTTTGTTGTAAATATTGGCGTACAGTACGAAGTAATACTTCGCCCAGGTACAGTTGCTAGAGATGTACTTTTAGCATGTACTCAAGAGCTCCAACGATATTTTGATATTAGAAAGTGGAACATAAATCAACCAGTTAACATTTCGAGCTTATACACGCTACTGGATAGAATTAAAGGAGTACAGACGGTACATAAAGTTGAAATTGTAAATAAAGTAGGGGGTAATTATTCTCAATATGCATACGACATTAGTGGAGCAACTCGCAATAATATAGTGTACCCTTCATATGACTCTTGTATTTTTGAAGTAAAATTCCCTAACATAGATATTGTTGGGCGTATAACAACATTGTAAGATGGCAGTATATAAAATTTTTCCTGAAAAAAGCGCAACAATATACTCTGAGTATATAGATATGAATACAGGTCGAGATGAGATCTTAGAAATCTCATCTTACTACAAAGGTACATTATCTTATGCTAACCGAGCATTAATTCAGTTTGATATGACTGAAGTTAATGATGTATTAGGTACATATGTAGAGACAGATACAGGTAACCTTACAGACTTTAGTGCTTCACTAAAACTATATTTAGCAAGCGCAAACGAAGTTCCTAGTTACTATACATTATATGCTTACCCACTTTACGTTCCTAGCACACCTACTACTTGGACTGCAGGCAACGGCAAGTACGGAGATCTACCTAGAAACTCAAGCGGCGTATCTTGGCAATACACACAAGCAAGCGGCTCTGATCTATGGACTGCAGATACACCTGCTCCCCCATACTACGTAACAAGATCTTTTAGTAGCGGTAGTCTAACCGGAGGAGGAACCTGGTTTACTTCCACAGAAGCCTTTACTTTTAATATGTACCAGACTCACACCGTAGCTTCTACTCACGATATTGATATAGACGTTACAGATGGTGTGCTTGCTCATGTATCCGGATCAAGTAACAAAGGATTTGATAATGCAGGATTTGTTGTAAAAATTAAAGACTCTGACGAATTTCAGACAGACCGTCAAATGTATTTGCGATACTTTTCGCAGAATACACACACAATTTACCCTCCTTGCTTAGAGATTAAATGGGATGATTACGTAGCTGGCACAGGGTTGTCTGA